CAAACCCACACTACACGGAGGAAGAGGCGTCCAAGTGGAAGATTATTAACCTCCCTGCCCTTGCTGAAGATGATGACCCTCTTGGGCGCAAACCTGGCGAATTGTTGTGGCCTGAGAGGTTTGACATGGAGTTTATGGAAGCGCAGCGTCGTCTGGATCGTCGCGGCTTCAGCGCACTATATCAAGGTAAGCCTACACCAGAAGACGGTGATTTGTTTCGGCGTGAACATCTTGTTTTCTACGACAAGGCAAAACTGCCAAAAGATTTACGGATTTATGCAGCCAGCGATCATGCCGTGGGAGTTGATAGAACCCGAAACGATGCAACGTGTTTGATGATTATTGGAGTAGACCAACAAGATGACATTTATGTTTTAGATTGCTGGTGGCAGAAGCAGCCGACAGATAAGGTCGTGGATGCTATGCTAGAATTAATTAGGAAGCACAAACCTTTGATATGGTGGGCAGAAAAAGGGCATATTTCAAAAGCTATTGGTCCGTTTTTACGGAAGCGTATGGCTGAAGAAAGAGTTTATTGTCGTATCGAAGAGGTCACGCCCGTCGCAAATAAAGTGCAGCGAGCGCAAAGTATATTAGGCCGCATGGCAATGAAAAAGGTTCAGATGCCAAAGAACGCGCATTGGACAGGAGCGGCTGTTGACGAGTTGCTTAAATTTCCACAGGGCCGACATGATGACTTTGTTGACACTCTGGCATGGGTTGGGATGGGGCTATCGCGTTTAGCAAGTCCGAGTGGTAAAATAACAAAAGAAAGCAGCTCACCAAAAGTCGGGACACTGGCTTGGGTAAAGTGGGACTCTGCAATGAGAAGTAAACAAAATCGTATTGAGAATGCGACAGGAGGCTGGTGATATGGAAGAAGATTTCCTAATGAACGAAGACGGTTCTGAAAAAGTGGACGAGCCTACAGAGCGCAGAAAAACGCTTGTTACTCAGTGGCTTGCAAAGATAAAATCAGCTAAAACATTTCACGATAAGTCTTACAAGCAAATAAGACGTGATATGGACGCTACGCTGAAAGGGTTTGATGACAAAAATTGGTCTGAAGACCAGTATGTAGCAAATATTTTAAACCGGCACGTACAACAAAGAACTGCGCAGTTATACGCAAAAAACCCGAAGGCTGTTGCTACGCGACGCGCGCGAATGAATTATGAATTTTGGGATGGTGACGCAGATACTTTAGCCGGTGCGTTTGCAGCTGCACAGCAAGCGCAAGAGCTTGGAATGCCTCCACCTCCGCCCGCGCAAACTATTATACAAGATTATCAGAACGGCACTAATCAATCTAAAATGCTGGATAACGTAGCTAAAACTCTGGAGCTTTTGTTTGATTACTACATGAAAGAACAGCAGCCAGCTTTTAAATCACAGATGAAGGCTTTGGTTCGACGTGTTGTAACAACGGGAGTTGGCTTTGTTAAGGTTGGTTTCCAGCGTGACGTTGACCGTTCGCCAGAAGTAGCCGCAAAAATATCTGACGTGCAAGCGCAAATCGACTTTTTAAGAAGAGTAAGTGAAGGCGCTTCAGATGGCACGATTAAAGAAGATGATCCGCAAATTGAAGAGTTAATGCTTTCGATGAAAGCATTGATGAGCGAGCCTATGGTTATTGTACGTGAAGGTCTTGTATTTGATTTTCCAGAAGCAAACTCAATAATAGTTGATCCAATGTGCCGACAGATGCGTGGATTTGTAGGCGCGGGATGGATTGCGCATGAGTTATTTTTAACTCCAGAAGAAGTTAAAGAAATTTATGATGTTGATTTAAAGAATGATTACAAATCTTACGACATGAAAGGTCGTTTGACAGGGCCGTCTGACCCTTATCAGAACAAAGTAAGTTATGGTGATGTTAATGACGAAGATAGGTCAAAAGGTTTAGTCCAAATATATGAAGTGTTTGACCGAAAAACAGGACTACAATATTGCTTGGCAGATGGTTACAAAGACTTTTTGCGTGAGCCGATGGCTCCTGACGTTAAAGTAGAAACGTTTTGGCCGATATTTTCTCTAGTGTTTAATGAAGTCGAGCATCAAGATAATTTATATCCGCCTTCTGACATATCTCTGCTGCTGCCAATGCAGCATGAATACAACCGATCGAGACAAGGGTTGCGGGAGCATAGACGCGCTAATCGTCCAAAGTATGCTGCGCCAGCTGGTGTCTTAGAGGATGTAGATAAAGAAAAGTTGGCTACGCACCCTGCAAATGCTGTTATCGAGCTTCAAGCTCTTGCGGCTGGTCAAAAGGTTAGTGATGTAATTCAGCCTGTGGGCCAAATCGGAATAGACCCAAATTTGTATGAAGTAAGGACAATCTTTGACGACATACAGCTTGTGGTCGGTGCGCAAGAAAGCAGCTTCGGAGGGTTATCGAAAGCAACGGCAACAGAAACATCGATTGCCGAAAGCGCACGGATGTCTAGCCTGGGCGCGAATGTGGACGAACTTGACAGCTTCATGTCAGAAATCACTAGAGCGGCTGGGCAAGTATTGCTGACAGAAATGTCTGTCGAAGAGGTTAAGAAGATTGCTGGCCCTGGGGCTGTGTGGCCCGAAATGACCCGCGACATGATTATGGAAGAGGTTTACTTAGAGATCGAAGCTGGATCTACTGGCAAACCTAACCGAGCTGCCGAGCTTGCAAATATTGAACGAATTATGCCGTTCTTGCTACAGCTGCCAGGTCTAGACCCCAAATGGTTAGCTAAAGAGCTTTTGAAGCGTTTAGATGATAAGCTTGAACTGGACGAAGCATTTGCTGAACAGGTTCCATCTATTGTAGCGATGAACTCTCAACAACAACCAGGAACAGGCGACCCTGCGCAGCAAGGACAGGGTGGTCAGCAAGGCGGTGGCGCACAAAACGCGCCGCAGCAACCACAGACCAGTGGGGGTAGACCTCCCGTTGGTCAAATTTAACATACTCGATTTGTTGAAATATGCGATCGATCGAGTTACACTTTAACCAACAGCGAAAGCTGGAACCTATAAAGGACGCTAATAATGGTCGATGAGACTGAGGTGTTGGAACCGTCCCCCGATACTGAAAACCAAACGGACGTAGAAGAAACGCTTTCGTCAAGCGTAGACAGCGAAACGGAGGCCGATTTGTTAAGCGTCGTACAAGACGCTATGCAGCCGACTGAAGAAACGGAGTCGCAATCCGATGAGAACGTAGAAGATGAACCTAGCGCGGAAGTTTCAGCCGAAGCAAGCGATGAGCTTGACGAAGTAAATGATGAAACTTTTGATGATGTCCCTTTTAATAAACATCCGCGATTTAAGAAACTAATTGAAGAACGCAACGCATTCAAAGAGGATGCGGAACAGTATGGAAAAATTACTGGATTTTTAGATACAAACAATGTTTCGGCTGATGAAGCCGCACAGGGTTTGCAGATAATGGCCTTGATGAAAGGCGATCCAGTAGAGGCTCTAGCAGCTCTCAAACCTTACGTTCAGCAACTTTCTGAAGCTGCGGGCTATGTTATGCCCGATGATATTCAGAATAAAGTTAATGATGGTTTCTTAGACGAAGATGCGGGACGCGAACTAGCAAAGACGCGGGCTGACGTTCAACGTGAGCGACAAATGCGGACTGACCTAGAACAGCGTAACGAACAGCAACAATTTGCAGCCAACACAACAACAATGGCTGGAGTTGTTACTGATTGGGAAACTAAGACGCGCCAAAGTGATCCTGATTACGAACTCAAACAAGCAGAAATTGATGACCGTGTTCGTGTTCTCGTAAGTCAACGTGGCCGACCCAATACGCCTGACATGGCGCTTTCAATGGCAAAAGAAGCCTACGATGGCGTCAATGAACGGTATGCAGGGCGGTTTACTAACAAACGAGGCATTAAACCGGCATCTGGTGGAAAAATATCTGGAACACCAACGCCCGAACCCGCGAGCTTAATGGAAGCCGTGCAACAAGCGTTGAATTCCTAACGTCCTAATGGAGAATAAAAATGGCTTTTAGCTCAGCCGAACTTGCAAATATCGCAAATGCCGCGCTCGATTATTACATCGACAAAGGTAATGTTTACTCTCAATCGCTTCAAGACAAGCCTTTGCTCAAAGCCGTAGATGCTGGTGCAAAAACTTTCCCTGGTGGAAAAGGTGAATTGTCTGTTGCTGTTAAAGGTAACTACACAACAACCGTCGCTGGTTATACGCACAACGATACTGTTGCGTATGCTAATCCAGCAAACATCCAACGCGCAGCGTATGCCTGGAAAGAGCATCACGCTGGTATCTCTCTCACTATGACAGAGCTAAAACGCGATGGTATTTCTGTAACTGACAGCACCACGTCGTCAGGTACGTCAAATCATTCTGGCCGTGACCAGCACGTTCTCGTCAACTTGTTTCAAGACAAGCTCGATGACATGATGGAAGGCTACAGCCGTGGAATGAACGATTTCCTTTATGGCGACGGTACTGGTGATGCGAATGCGATTGCCGGAATACAGTCAATCATTAAGGATGACCCATCAGCTTCTGGATCGACTGTTGGTGGATTGTCTACCGTCACAAATACGTGGTGGAGAAACCGCGCCAATGTTGCAATCTCTACTTCTGCAACTGGTCAAGAACTGATCGAAACAATGCACAGCGAAATGCGTCAACTAAAGCGTTTTGGCGGTCGTCCAAACGTTGCAGTGTGCGGTTCTGCTTTCTTAGATCGCTTGTCTGATGAGTTGCGTCGTAACGGCAATTACTCACAAACTGGTTTCTCAAAAGGTCAGAATATCAGCATGGGTGAAATCAACTATAATGGGCTTACGTTTCAGTATGACCCAGCGTTAGATGATCTAACCATTTCTGGCAAAAATCCTGATAAACGCTGCTACATTATGGATACGTCCAAATTGTGTATGTATTACATGGATGCAGAAAAGATGAAGCGTCACAGCCCAGCACGTCCAGCAACACAGTATGTTCTGTATCGTGCGATTACTACAACCGCAGCCCTTTCATCAACTCAGTTGAATTGCCACGGTGTGTACGAAATCTCATAAATTGAGTGGGGCGCTCTTGCGCCCCCTCTTAACCTGGAAGGAAGAAGATGTTTGATAAAATTAACTGTAACGTAGCTATCGGTGGAGATAGTCGCGCGGTAGTAAACAAACCATATTGCACAGTAGCTGAAGTTTTACTTCTGCAATCAATTCACGGTCAAGATGCAGTCACTAATATCCGAGTGTATGACAGCATGGAAACTGACGACACACAAGAACGCGATCGGCTAGGTAATTTTTACGGTGACGATAAAGTCATTGCTCTCTTTAACCAGTTTGGCGAATTACCAAAAGTTTTAGGTGATGCGAGAATTCCAGATGAAATTCTTGATCCTGTTTGGCTGTCGGAGCGCAGCAAGCCAAAAGCCAAAGCAAAACCCAAAAAATCTACGCGGAAGCGGGCAAGAACGGACAAGGGCCATTTTGTAAAAGATGATCCAGATACTATCGAAAACGAAGCGTTTATAGAAAGCGAATAAATATGCCAAGAGGTGTTACACTTGGTCAGCTTATCACTGACTTACGCTCAGAAGCGGGCCACAGCTTGCAAGCTAACCTGGGCAAAGCAACGCGCGACGTGTTCGTAAATTTAATTGATCGGACACAGCGACGTCTTTGGGCGGACTATAGCTGGCCTTTTTTAAGTGTGACGCGAGATATAAACATCAACGCGGGGCAACGATACTACGACTTGCCCAGCGACGTAACTTTTGAACGTATTGAGAGAGTGGAAACAAAGCACGGCGATGTTTGGGACAAAATGCACTTTGGCATTACAAACGAGCATTACAACCAGCACGATAGTGATAGAGGCATACGATCAAGCCCTATACGTCGATATGACACGTATGAGGGCAACCAGTTAGAAATTTGGCCTATTCCAGCGATAGACAGTGACGCAACAACTTTTAAAGGAATGATGAGAATGCACGGCATCAAAAACCTTTCTGCGCTAGTCTCAGAAGCGGACACAGCTGACTTGGATGACCAGTTAATCCTATTGTATGCGTCAGCAGAACTTGCGGCGCGACAAAAGCAAGGCGATGCAAACAACAAGCTGGCCCAGGCTCAAGCACATTACAGTCGTTTAAAGGCTCGAATGTCGAAAACCGAAACATTTGTCATAGGCGGTGGAGAACCGGCTGGAATGTATCGTCCTAAAGGTCCACCACTTATCGCTTCGACAGGTTAAAAATGCCATATATATTAGTTGAGGATTTCAGAGGCGGGCTAGACACTAGGCGCATGAACGTGACGGCAACTCCTGGAACACTTATTGAAATTAAAAATGCTCATATCACCAGGGGCGGCGAAATTGAAAAACGGCCAGCGTTTGTTGAACTTGCGACTTTGCCAGCGGGGACGATTGGGTTAGCGGCGTCTGGTGGTCAGATTTATGTATTTGGCTCTGCTGCACCGGCTACAATTACGTTTCCTACTGGAACGCCTTCAAATATTAACTACGTTCAATTACTTCACCCATCTGGCGAGGCTTTAACTGACGTTTTAACTGTAGAATTTTACAATGGGCAGCTATACGCTGCTGCGCAGTTTAGTGACGGCAGAATTTTTCATTACTTTAATGGCACACGGATTACCGATTGGTTTGATGGCCGCGCCCGTGCAACGATTGAAATTAACGCGGGGTCTGCTGGAGGCGTTTCGTCGGCTGCATCTTTTACTGTTTCATCTGGAACACAAAACCCTGGGGATAATATTCGTACTATTACATCGCAAACGACTGATCTAATTTCTTCAGTCATTGCGCATACTGGAAATAATTCAACAACTGCTACTAATATAGCGACGGCAATTTCGGGTGGGTCGCACGGATATACAGCAACCGCCGTGGGTGCAGTCGTGACGATAATCGCGCCGGCCACAGGGATAACGTATAACAATTTTGTTTTAGCGATAAGCGTTGATGGTGCAGCAGCAGTAAGCAGCGTAACTAATTTTACGGGAGGTATTGATAACGCGATCAGTGATATAACGGTCGATGGTGTTTCAATTATAGGATCTCAAATTGTATGGGGAACTAGCCACAGTTTAACAGCGTTTAATTTAGCAGAAGCCATTAATGATTTTCCATCATCTCCCGAATATCAAGCAACAGCCGTTGGCGCTTTTGTAAATATTATCAGTAAAGAAAGCGGCTCATCATTTAACAATAAGGCGATTGCTGTTACAACCACAGGTAACGTGACGACTGTTTTTGATCCAGCAAGCCAAAGTTATTTGGACGGTGGCGCAGACGCCAGTACAATTAATGGATACACTCCTGGTGCGGTTGTTCGTCCAGTAAAATCAAAAATGTATGCCTTATCTGATAGCCTTTTACATTTTTCAGCTATTAACGATCCAAGCGAGTGGAATGACATTAGCGTTGGCGCTGGGTTCATTAACTTAGCAAATAATGCAAAAGGTTCCGAAAGTTTAAAAGCTATTGCCAACTAT